CCAGCAGGTTATTCGCGCCGCGCAGGAATGGGTTTATGACGCTGAACGCGACGAACCGCAGGGGGTTGCGGACGGCCCCCTGAATCTTGTTCATCGCCTGGCCGATCATCTGGTGCATTCGCTGGAAGGCCGCGATGACTGGCTGGGTGGCGTTCCTGATGGCATTGAACGCTGGCCTGATAACCCCGGTCCAGGCTGAGGACACGGCCCAGCCGATGCCCCGCATAGCTGGCTGCACGGCGTTGCGCCACAGGCGGGTGAAGACTGCCCCCACGGCGTTGATCCCAGCCCGCCAGGTGGCCAGGATCGGGGCCATGGTGGCGTTCCACATCGCCGCGACGGCCTGGCCGATGGCTCGGGCCACGGTGCGGAAGACACCGCCCAGCCTGGACCAGGCCAGGCGCACCAGCACGATGGCGGCGATGGTGGGCAGCAGGTAGAGCGCAATAAGGATCTTGAGGGCTGGCCAGACGTACTGCCTCAGGAACGACCAGAACGTCCGCAGGGCACCCCAGACAGCCTGGACTGCGGTTCGGAACCAGCCGAAGTGCTTGTAGGCCAGGACCACGGCGATGACCACAGCCGCGATGGCGGCCACGATCCAGGTCCCTGGGAAGGCGAACAGGGCGCTGTTCAGGACCCACTGGGTTGCCGCCATGATCGCGGTGGCAACCTTCCAGGCGATGAACGCCTTAATGATCACCGGCAGGACCGGCTCAAGCATCACCAGGATGCCCGCCACGACCCGCAGGGCCACGGCCAGGCTGCCCGAGAACAGCCGAGCAGCCAGGGCGATGGTGGGCAGCAGGGCCTTGATGGCACCGGCCAGGCTGCGGCCCACAGACCGCGCCACCTGGACGATGACGGGTATCAGCAGCTTGACCGCATCCATGATCGCGCGGACCCCAGGCATCAGCCCGGTCAGCAGTTCCTTGGCCAGGTCCATGACGGCCTGGCGGAACTCAGGGCTGACGGCCAGCAGGATGCCCAGGCCCACAGCTGCGGCCCCAGCTGGGGTGGCTATGCCCTTGAGGGCAGCGCCCAGGCTGGTGGCCCCGCCCTGCGCCCCGCCCAGCTGGCTGAGGGCCTGATACGCCGTCTTGCCCAGTTCCCGCATGGGGCCGTTCAGGGTGCCGATCACGTCGGACAGCACCGGGATGCGGACAGCTGAGGCAGCGGCCCCGACCCCCAGGGCAGACAGCGCCCCGCCGCCCAGGACCAGGGCAGGCCCCAGCTGCTTGACCTTGGCCGTCAGCTTGTCCAGGCCCCCGCCGCTGGTGAACCGCTCGACCAGGCGGGTGATGCGCTGCATGATCCCGCCCCAGCGGTTGAATGCCGGGGTGAGGCTGGACACCAGGGCGGTCACCAGGGGCTTGACAGCTGGCTGCACCGACCGCAGCAGCCGCACGAAGTCACCCAGCCACTTGACGGCCAGGCCCCCGCCAGTCGGGCTGATGAACGGGGCCACCAGGTCTGCCCCGATGCCGGTCATGGTGCGCTTGAGCATCATGCGCGCACCGCCCCAGGTGTTCAGCACCCGGTCAGCCGCGCCCTGGTATTGCTTCTGCATCTCGACGGTCAGGACCGTGAGGGCCTTGCGTGCGTCGATGGTGCCCTTGGTCAGCCCGGTGCGGACCTCATCGACCGACTTGCCCATGCCCCTGGCGATCAGGGCTGCCGCGTCCACCCCGGACTGGCTCAGGGCCATGAACGTGCGGCTGGTGAACTTGCCGGTGACCTGGACCCGGCCCAGGGCCGTGCTGATCTTCTCGATGTCCTGCGCGCCGCCCCCGGTGGCAGCCACAGCGTTGCCAACCGCTTCCAGCATGGGGGCCACGCGGTTGGCCGAGACGCCCACGGCCAGCAGGTTGCGGGCTGGGGCCAGGAAGGCACCCCGGCCGAACACGCCACGCTGGGCCACCTTGCCCAGGTCGTCCATCAGCTTGGTGGCCTTGGCCCCCGAGCCGAGCAGGGCGGTAAACCCGATGTGCGCCTGGGCAGCTGCCTGGTTGGCTGCCGCGCCTGCCTTGGCTGCCTTGACGGTGAACCCCACCAGGGCTGCCGCGCCGATGCCCACGCTGGTGGCGATGGCCTTGCCTGCGGCCACGGTGGTGCGGCCCAGGCCCTTGGTCATGGTCTTGCCGATGGACTGGCTGGCCTCGTCCCCAGCCCGCTGCGCGGCTGCCCTGATGTTGGCAGTCAGGCCCCTGGTGTCGGCCGTCACAACGACCTGTAGGCCCGCGTACGAGTAGTTAGCCATGGTCCACCTGGACCCCCGGCATCAGGGCCAGCTGGTGTGCAGCTGCCAGCCAGCCATCAGGGCCAGGGGCAGCTGGGCCAGGCTGCCCTGTGGACGGCCCCAGAACGGCCCCTGAGGGCTCAGCAGCCCTGGGCCTGGGCCTGGGCAGGGGCTTGGGCCTGGGGGGGTTCTTGGCCCCAGCTGCCCGCAGCGTGACATAGGTCAGGTTCGCCAGGTGGTCACAGACCAGGGCCAGCAGTTCAGCCTCAAGCGACCAGACCTCACCAGACTGCCGGGCAGCTGGGGGCAGCCGGTCCAGCAGCACGCTGATGCGCCGCAGCGACACGCTGGGGTCGAGGACATCGACCCCGTAGGCAGCCAGCATGGCTGCCTCTACGTCCGGGTCGTAGCGCGCCTGCGCGGCGCGGGCGAGTTTGGGAGGTCACCCAGGCCAGATGCACTGGCGATGGCGTCGAACAGGACGTTTAGCTCGCCCAGGTTGATGCCCTGGGCGATCAGGCGGGCGTGCTGGTCCTCGCCCAGCAGTTGCGTGAGGGCTTCGGACAGATCACCCTGGCCGATCATGTCCATGACCTCAACAGGCCAGGACAAGGCGGCCGGGACCTCGTAGTCGCTGCCCTTGTACGTGAACAGGAACGGGGTGGCCTTGGCCTCAGCTGCGGCTGCTGCGGCAGCTGCATCGAGGTCGAACCGCTGGGCCTGCCCGTTCTGGGTGGCCCTGGTGTTCATGCCGCCTTGCCCCTGCTAGCCGGGTTGGTGGCGCTGCCCGGCTGGTCTACGTGGTTGGCCCCGGTGCCGTTGGCACTGGCGGACATGGCCACGCCTGTGATGGCTGGCCCCAGGCTGATGTGGGCCAGGACCCCGGCCGTTTCGAGCGCGCTCAGGGTGCAGTCCAGCGGGACCACCGCGCCGCGAGTGATGGCCATGTCGCCAGCGTCCGACAGGCTGGCCCTGGGGAAGGTGATCCGCAGCACCCTGTTGCCGTCCCTGCTGTCGATCCCGATTGCGTAGGTGTGGCCTGCCTGGTCGGTTCGCACGTCCATGTCCAGGCTGCCATCGGTGCCAGCTGTGGGCACGTCGGTGTCGAAGTAGAGCGCCAGCGTGTCGGGGTTCAGCTGCCACAGCACGAACTGCATCGTGACGCTGCGGGCGGTGATGATCGACTTGATGGGCGCGACCGACTGCCAGGGGGTCAGGTCTTCGCTGTCGGTGGACTGGCCGACTGTCGGCCCGTCGTCGCTGAGGTAGCCCAGGCACTTCCAGGGGCTTGGCCAGTCCCCGGTGGTGTTGGGCGGTGCCGGGGTGTTCGGGGGGGCGATGTAGATACCCGGCCCGTTGGGGGTGCCGACTTGCACCTGCTCGGGGTCGAGGCATTCCACGGTCGGTGTGGTCATCTTCGGTGCTTCCTTCCGACAGGCCGAGCAGCAGCAGCCTCGGCACCTGGCCCAGGTGGCTGCTCGGAACGGTTGGGATGCGCGCCGAGGTCAGCGCGCAGAACGTAGCGGGGCTGGTCGTCGGCGTCAGGCAGCCAGAACGGGCCTTCGGTGACCTGCACGTAGCAGACCACCCCGTCAGGCCAGGGCTCGGTGGCCAGGCCCCAGATGATCTGCCGGGCCTGCTCGGCGCGTTCCCAGGCCAGCTGCTTGGTCTTGGCCCTGGTGTCCACCTGGCAGCTGTAGACCACCGTCCAGGGCACCAGGGGCATGGGCTGGGCCGTGTAGCAGAACGACGTGACCCCAGGCAGGTGCTTGACGTTGGCCCACAGCCACGCCTCAAGGTCTGGCTGTGCAGGGGCAGCGGCGACGGTCCCGGCCATGAGCGCCATCACCGCCGCCCCTGGTTCCTGTAGCGGGCCAGGGTCCTGCCCAGGGCAGGATCGGCGCGCATGTTCTGGGTCCCGTACTCGACGTAGCGGGCATACTCGGTGTCGTTCCTGATCAGCCGCACAGCTGGGAACTCGCCGCGCTCGACGGTCCAGGCAGCTGCCATGGCCCCGGTGTCCCTGGGGGTCGCTGCAACGACCTCGGCCTTGATCTGCTCGGCCAGCTGGCCCAGGTCCCCGTCAACAGCACGGCGCGGGGCCATCCGGTCGAACACCCTGTAGCGGCTAGGCATCGACGCCGCCCAGGGTCCAGGTGTCCACGCCTGTGGCCGTGGTCATCCAGCAGGCGATGCCTGCCGTGGGGTCGGTGGGGTCCTCGATCAGGCGGGCCTGGCTGAGGGCATAGGACCGGCCCCTGATGACGGCCCTCAGGCCGTCCCTAACGGGCGCGTCGGTGGGCAGGAACAGTGTGGCCAGGTCTGACCTGTTCGGGTCCCAGGGGCCGTGCCCGCCCGCTGCATCGGCCGTTCCTGCGGATCGGCCCGCCTGGGCTTGCAGGTTGCCGGGGCCTTCCCACAGGGGGGCCTGGTCCTGGTCCTCAGCTGTGACCCAGCCGTGGGTGTCGGGGTCCCCTGGCTCGTACAGGGCCACCTGGTCTGGGGCCAGCAGCAGGGTCACGGCCGGTCCTCAAGGTTGCGCTGCCACCAGTCCACCGGCCAGTCCGCTGGGGGCTCGCCCACGGTCAGCGGAACGGACACCAGGCTGCCCCGCTGGTCGCGGAACCACTCGGCCCTGGCCATGGCCAAGGCCCAGGGGTCCTGGGGTCCCCGGTAGCTGACCGACTGGACCCCCGTGCTGATGGCAGACACCCCGGCTGTGGCTGGCAGGGTCAGCGCGTACGCCTCCCAGATCAGCGCCATGCACAGCCAGGGGTCTGCCGTCCAGAACTCCGCAGCGATGGCCTCAGCTGTGGCCAGGTCTAGCCCGCCCTCGGTCGGGGGATCGAGGGGGGGTGCCCAGGCCCGCCAGCTGACAGCCACCGCTCAGCTGGCCCTGCGTGCGCCAGACCTGGTGGCGGCCGACGTGGGCTCGGCCCCGCCGTCCGGTGGGGCACCTGCGCCGCTGGCGGCCTGCACGGTCGTCTTGGCGAACGGGTTGGCCCCGGTGGGTGCCCTGGGGGTCACTGGCTTGACCAGCGCACAGGCGAACCGCGCCCAGACCTTCATCGGCGTGGTGTTGTCCTGCCACCCGCTGACAATGACCTTGCCGGTGTCGTCTGCAATGACGCCAGCAGGGTTGATGTCGTAGCGGATATCGGAGCGGACGCCGATAAACAGGTAATTCCAGTCGCCCGTGAAGAAATTGGGCGTCAGCTGGGTGAACTGGTTGTAGGCGATGGGCAGCCCGTACAGGGTCGGAATGGTGTAGCGGTCCTGTTCGGCCCAGCCCATCAGGAACGCGCCTTGCTCGTCCCTGACCCCACGGAGGGCACCCCGCACGCTGATGTCCGCAGCGTGCCCTGTGACTGGCAGGCCCCCAGCCTCAACAGCTGACATGGCGTTGTTGATCGTCGCCAGGACATCGCCGCCAGCTGGGGCAGCTATGGCGGCAGCTGCCACCCCGCCAGCGGGGAAGGTGGCAGGGGCATCGACCCCGAACAGGATCGCGTCATCGACGGCCTGGGCGATGGCCTGGGCCAGCAGCGGCCTGGCGTAGTTCCACAGGTTGATGCTGCTGTCTTCGACCATCACGTCTGGGATGGCGATAATGGCCGCGACTTCCTCGGCCGTCATGCTTTCCCAGTCCATTGCCAGATCGGTGAACGGCTTTCGGCCGCCCCGGCTAACCCAGGCGGCCTTGGGGAATGTCTTGGGCACCGGCATATTCATGACCGACGTGCCCATGGGGATTCGGGTCCCCAGCCTCAGCGCAGCTGACTGCTGGGTGGCTTCCTGAATGATCCGCGTCGAGTATTCAGGCGGGATCATGTTGTCAAAGTCGCTGACCGGCATTGTCTACCTCGGTGCGATCAGCGCCCGGCCGGGTAGACGCACCAACAGGGTCCCGCCGCTTTCGCGCATCCCAGGCCGGGCCGCAACACGCCGCACCCTGCCTGGGCCTGAGGCATCCCGCCCCAGTGAAGCGCCCAGGTTCGGCTGACTGGCTGCCCCCGCATCACGCCGCAGGGCATCGGGGGCAGCCTACGCCATGGGGCTGTCAGCGCCCAGACCTGATCCGGTCCCTGATGAAATCGGGCTCGCCTGCTGGCTCGCCCCTGGGGCCTGGTGGCACCCTGCCTGGGGGTCCTGGCACCTGGGCCGCCAGGCTGTCCACAGCCTTGCCCAGGGCTGTGCGGTCCACGGTCCCGTCATCGCTCACGAACTTGCCGAGGTCCACCAGGTCTAGGGCCTTGCCAGGGTCGGCCAGCTTGCCGGTGGCCAGTTCGCGGAAGGTGGCAGCTGCCACGGCCTTGCCAGCCTCGGCCACTGCCTCAGCCTTGCCCGCTGCCTTGGCCTCAGCCACGGCCCGTTCCTGCTCGGTCATGCCGTCGCGCTTGATCTTGTCCAGTTCCCGCTGGACGGCCTCGCGGTCCTTGCGTTCCTTGGCCAGGGCAGCCTTGAGGCTGTCCACGTCCTCAGGCCCTCCGGGGCCGTTCGGCTGGGGTGGGGCTGGGGGCGGCCCAGGGGCCGGTGGGGGCGGGCCTGGGGGCGGGCCTGGTGTTGGTGCCGGGGGGCTGGGCGCGGGCGGCTCAGGCGGTCCTGGGGCCGGGGGTGCGGGTGGTGTGGTCATGGCCGGGGGGTCCTTTCCTATCGGAACTGTGGGGAAGCGGTGCATTGACAGCTGGCGTGGGCCTGGAAGCCCGCGCCCGCTCCGGTGTAGCCGTCGTCGGCCAGGTCCAGGCAGAACTGGCACGCCTCGGCTCGGGTGATCCTGATGACCAGCCCGGTGGTCCTGCTGTCCGCCATGGCTGCCAGGTGGACCGTCTCGTTCGCGGCCCGGTACGGCTCGCTGACGGCCAGCCTGGTTAGCCAGGCATCAGCAGACAGGGCCGCTGCCTCAGGGGCCTGGCCTAGCCCTGTGCGCCGCCAGTAGATCGCTGGGGCCAGGCCAGCCAGCTGGGCGATGGGCACCCCGCTGGCACCCATGCCGATGACCCCAGGGGGGATGGCGAACGGCTGGCCAGCTGTGCCCAGCTGGGCCTGGGCCAGGGCCGACAGGTAGCCGCGTGCCTCGGTCACAGCTGCGGCCTGTGCCCTGGTGGTCAGCAGGCCCGCCACGGTGCCCAGCAGCGCCAGGCTGCTGATGGGCCGGGCTGGGTCCCAGACGCGACCGAACAGGACCCGCAACAGCGCGACCATCCCAGCCCGGCTGGTGGCCAGTCTGGCACGGTAGGCAGCGGTCAGCTGATCAGCGCGGGCCACTGCCTGCCCCAGCTGCTTGCAGCAGCGCCGCGATGTCCCCAGCGCCCAGGGCAGCAGCCTGGGCAGCTGCCAGCTGGGCTTGCTGCTCGGCCGCCATCGCCTTCCAGCGGGCGATGTCCTCGGGGCTGGTGCCCAGCCGTTCCCAGAGCGCTTCCTGCGGCACGCCGATGGTCTGCATCTTGACCAGGGCGTCGGCCAGCTGGGCGATGCTGCGTGTCTCCATATCGGCCCAGATGACCTGCCCCGCCACGTTGGTGGCCTCCGGGTCCCCGACCATGCCCAGGGCCAGGCGGGTGACCTCGGCCCAGGCTTCCCCGATGAACAGCGCCCGGTTCTTGACCTTGGCGATCAGCCCAGCCTCAGCGGCGGTGAGGGCGTCCGCGCTCAGGTTGACCATCGACCCGAGCAGGTAGTGCGGGGGCGTCTGGGTGATCGCCGCCAGCTGGTTTACGTCCTGCTCGACAGCTGCCAGGAAGCCAGCCAGGGGGTCCCCATTGAACGCGCCGAACCGGCCGTCTGGGTTCTCGTTGACCAGCAGCCGGTTCGCCCCCACGTTGTAGGGCGCGACCGGGCGGGTGATGGGCTCGCCGGTGTCCTCATCGGTGCCCATGACCTCGCGGGCCAGCTTCACCCCTGTGGCCCAGACCTGCCGAAACGCCCCGAAGTCGGTAGCCACCAGGCGGCTAAAGATCGTCGTGTTGATCCGGTCCTGACCGGCCAGGGCTGGCTTGAGTTCGGAGCGCGGAGCGCCCTTGGTCCTGGGCTGGGGGGTGACCTCCACCAGGCCCACCGTGCCTGCCGGGTTGGCCTGCACGTCGGGGGCGGGGTCCTGCCCATACCAGGTGGCCAGCCAGTCGTCGGTGATCAGCACTTCGGTGGTGGCCTGCTCGTCGGGGTCGTCATGATCCCGCCACCGCTTGTAGCCAGCCAGCCGGTGATGGCGGTCGCCTGGGTGGTACAGCACGGTCGCCTGCTGGGGGCTCTCGGCGCTGATCCGCACCCCCGTTGGGGAGTCATCCCAGGGCTGCACCAGGCAGAACGAGGACCCCGCGACTAGGGCATCCTTCTGGACCAGCTTGTGATCGCTGACCATGTGGCTGGCTTCCCAGAGCGTCCAGGCCAGCTGGCTGGACTCGCCCCAGCGCATCCCCGCCACGGTCAGCCTGTCGGCCACGGCGTTGACGATCAGTTCGCACCAGTTTGCACCGCTGGCCTGCAAGAACTTGCGGAATGTCTCGCGCTCGTCGGTGTCCATGATCACCGGGGCGAAGACCTCGCCGTCGTAGTAGCGCTGGTATCGGCCTGCCCGCCCTGCCTGCCAGTCCAGCTTGCGGCTGGCCTTATCCCGCAGCTGCCGCAGGTCGTCGTCCACCTGGTCGATCACTGGCGTGGTCATGGGTCAGACCTCCCTAGAACCCTGCCGCCTCGTAGTCCTCAGCTGGGGCATCCTCGTGCCGCAGCGCCCGGTCCAGGGCCATGACCCCGGCCACCAGCCCGTCGATCTTGTCCGCGCTGCGCTGCTTGTCGAGCTTCACGTTGCCTGCTGGGTCCTGCCTGGTGACGGCGTTGGTCGCTTCCCAGCGGGCCACTGGGTTGCCGTGGTGGTAGTAGCGGGCTGCCCTGATCAGCCGCAGCAGTTCGGCTGTGGGGGCCGCCATGGTCGCGTAGCCCTGGCCCACCTGGACCAGGGGCCAGCCTTCGTCAAGCAGCTGGCTGGCCAGCTGGGTGGCACCCCAGCGGTCGAACGCCACTTCCCTGATGTCGTAGCGCTCGCGGTCATCAGCGAGGGCCAGGGTGATGGCGTCGTAGTCGATCACATCGCCTGGGGTGAGAGTCAGCCAGCCAGCTGCCACCCAGCTGTCAGCAGCGCCGCCTGTGCGGCGGCTGAGGTCACGGAGGGCTGACGCAGGGGCGAAGTGCCGCCACAGAACGTGCTGCCCCCCGCGACCGTCTGGGAAGTTCAGGGCGTACGCTGCCAGGTCGCTGGTGCTGGCCAGGTCCAGCCCAGCCCAGCAGGGCTGCCGGTCCAGCCTGGGCAGGTCCCCGCCAGCTGACCCATCCCAGGTGCCCAGGTCGATGGCCCTGCCGATCTTGTTACGCGGCTGGTTCAGCCTGAACTGCCGGAATGCCCGCTCGGCCGCTGGGTTGCCCTGGGCCTGGTGGCATTCGCTGGCCAGGGTCCTGACCTCAAGGAAGTCACCCAGGGCCGGGTTCGCGGCCCGCCAGGTGCGGGGGCTGGTCCAGTCGGCATCCTCGGGCGCGGAGTACATGACCACCAGCCGTTCGGGGTCCAGCCTGGGATCGGCCAGGACCCGCTCGGACCATTCCCGCTCGCTGGCAGCGAACCCCAGGGGGTCTGACTCGGCGGTGGTGGCCAGCAGCAGCAGCGGTTGGGACCTGGCCCCGAATGAGGTCCGCAGGGCGTCGTACAGTTCCCGCGTCGGCTGGGTCAGCAGTTCGTCAATGACCGCGCCCGAGGGGTCGAACCCCAGCGCGCCTGGGGCATCCCCAGCTGTGATGGCGTACAGGCTGCCGGTGGCCTCGTCCACGATCCTGCCCTGGCTGGGGATCACCGTCAGCCGCTCGCCCAGGGTCACGCTGTTGCGGACCATGGCCCTGGCCACCCGGTAGACCAGGCCCGCCTGGTCCTGGTCCAGGGCCAGCCCGTAGACCTCCGCGCCGACCTCGCCGTCAGCGACCAGCAGGTAGAGGACGATCCCGGCCAGCAGTTCGGTCTTGCCCTGCTTGCGCGGCAGGTACAGGTACAGCACCCGATACCGGCGCACATAGCGGCCCTGGGCCTGGTCGTAGATCACTTCACCGAACAGGGGTGCCAGGATGCGGGTCCGCTGCCAGGGTGCCGGGATGAACGGCTGACGGGACCAGCGGCCCTTGGTGTGGGTCAGCAGTTCGGTGAAGAACGCGACGACATGCCCGACCCTGCCAGTGCAGCGGTGGGGTCCCCGCTGGCGGCAGGTCTTGCCGTCGAACCGATACCGGCAGACGGGCGGCCTAGCCACTGGTCAGCAGCCTGGCCGCGTCACCGTGTACGTAGTGATCGACACGGATGCCTGCTCTGGCCGAGGGGGTCAGGCCGAACTCTCGCGCCCACAGCCTGACCTCATGGCTGGCGTCCCTGGCCTGCGCAACGGCCGGGTTCTTGCGTATGACCTGGGTGTCTGGGTCCTTGAGCAGCAGCCCAGCTGCCGCGATCACCTGGCAGGCCGTTTGCAGCCTGGCCACCGCTTCGCAGTAGGCCCCCAGGGCGGTGGCGTCCACGGCCTTGCAGGTGCCCATGGCTGCCAGGTCTGGCGCGATCCTGGCCCACTCGTCAGCTGCCGCGTTACTCAGCCAGTCAGGGGCCGTCTCGGGCAGCGGGGTGTCAGTCGGCTGGGGCTCGTCCAGGTTGATCCGCTTGGGCTGGTCGCCGTGCAGCAGCCGCAGCTTCGTCGGCTTCGGTGCTGGCCCTCGCTGGCCCATGGGTTGCCCTCGCAGCGCGGTCGGCTACTTTGCGGGCAACATCAGCAGCGTACTCGGCGGCGAACTCGTCAGCCAGGCCGGTGATGGCAGCCCTGGCCTGGTCCCACAGCTGGCGGTCGAACACGACCAGCGGGGTGCGGATCGCATCGCGGGTCATGGTGTGGAAGACGCGCCCGGCCCCCATGCCGTTGGCGTGGGACCGCTGGGCGCTGATCCTGGTCACAGCTGGGGCCATCCGTTGCAGGCCCACAGACCTGGTGGCGTCGTAGTGGTCGCGCATCCCACCGGCCTGCTTGGCAGCCTTCACATACCGCAGCGGGGGCACCAGGGCAGCGGTCGCGTTGGTGTGGTTCGCCCCGTAGGCGATGGCGTGCAAGATGTCGTCTTCGGTGGGGCCGTAGTAGGGCTCTCGGGGCGGCAGGTCCAGCCGTTCGAGGTAGAGCGAGTACGGGAAGCCAGGGCGGGCCATCGTCCCTGGGTCGGCCGAGGGCGGCGCGGCGCTGAGGGCTGCCCCAACCATCTGCCCGTTGGTCGAGAGGGCCACAGCGGCGAGCAGGTCCGCGAACAGGCCCAGCCCACCGTGCCTGGCCGCCAGCCTGCTGGTGCAAGCGCGGTTCATGAACATCAGGAACAGGCGGCGCAGGTTGTCGTCCAGCAGCAGCACGGCCCAGGCCCCCTGCTGCTCGGCCAGCTGGCACGCTGCCTCACGCTCAGTGAAGGCCCCCAGGAACGCGCCCGGCTGGTAGGGCTCGTGGCTGGTCCAGTGGGCAGCTGCCCAGTCCTCAGCCCAGTCACGGCCGAAGGTCAACAGCTGGTGCTGGTCCCGTTCATAAGCCGCTGCCCGGTCGTCCCTGACCAGCCAGACAGGGGGCCTGGTCACGCCCCGCAGCTGCCCGAGCAGCCGCGCTGTGGGGCGGTCCTTGAGGGCTGGCCTGCCCCCGCTGATCACCACGGGCAGGACCCCGGCCAGCTTGTCAGCGTGGGTAACGGACATCGAGAACGCCGGGCAGCTTGAGGATGGCAGGCCCCGCAAGGTCGGCCGCTTCCTGGGTGGCGAACACCACGGTGACCTGGTGCCGCTGGCTGACTAGGGCCTGGGCGTCGGTGTGCCCGGTCAGCAGGTCCCTGGCCTGCTCCCCATCGGCCGCGAACCGATCCACGATCTGCTGCCAGTCGGCCAGGTCAAGGACCCCGGCCAGGTCTGGGGGCAGGCCCCCTAGCTCGGCCGCCAGCTTGCCGTAATCCCAGGCCGTGTAGTCGTGGGTCCTGTTGTCCGCGATCCGGTACGCCTTGACCTCATCGGCCGTCAGCTTGT